AGGCTAAGGCATGGCTTCAGATCGATTATTCTGATTGGGATGCGGTGATAGAAGATGAATTGATTCCAAGGGCTAGAATAGAGTCCGAGAAGGCTTCAGGGATGCTTTATGTAGAACGTGAAGTGACTATCTCAAACAACAAGAGAGACGAGCGTATTTACCCTGTTGGCCCTTGGATTAGCGATGTAACCACGGATGATACCGAGGTGGAAAATTACAGCTACCTAGCAGGGTTCAATGAAGACAATCCATTGCCTCAAGATTTGAAAGTTGCGATGCTTAAAAGAATTGCGACTGATTTTGCATTTAGGCAGAACATGATTGACATCCAAACCTATTACACCGCTAAATCTAGCTTTAGTGAGGAGACCAAATATAGAGCCGATCTATTTGTATGACAGATGAGATAAAAAGTAAGTTAGTCAGGATTTCCATTGATGAAAAAGGATGGCCTGTTTTCTACACCCCAAACGGAGATAGAATACCAGGTATTATTTCATCAAAGATTGAATCAGAAGTAAATGATGGTGGTTTTAAGGTTGTTACATTGACCTTTCACGCATACATGGAAGAAAAAAAATGATCAACTTCGGGAAATATGATCAAAAGGTTTCATTCGTATCGTTTCAGGATGTGGATGATGGATTCGGTGGCAATGTTCCAACGGCTTCAACTGTGCTTACTACTTTTGCGAGAGTTCAGCAACTGAGAGGATCAAACGCAATAGAAGCTTCTCAATTGGTCTTACCTAATACCTATGAGATAGCAATTCAATATAGGTCATCATTCACTCCAGACGAGTCAATGCAGATTCTATACAAGTCAACCTATCACAAAGTAACGGGGGTAAGAATCAACCACGAGAGACAGCACAAAGAATACATTGTAACGGCTGTAAGTACCGGACAAACTCAGACCTTTCAAAATAGCTTAGATTCAACTTTAGACCTGACATTATGAGCAAGATAGCGTATTCCAATAAAGTAGCTTTATCGAGCAATCCTGTTGCCGAAATCAACAAGGTAACGGATTCTAATATGAACGAGATTAAGACCTCGGTCAATAAGCTCTATGATGTGGCGGGATGGGTTGAATACAAGGATTTGACAAACACCTCATCTAATAAGCAATCATTGACGGCAAGTCAGGAAAATGCTTTGACTATTGATGGGGCAAGTACGATTAAGACTTACAAGCCTGCTGATATGGGAGTATCTGAACTTTGGGCGAGTAACAAGATTACACCTTTAAGGCTTGGAGATGCTTATTCGATCAGGATTGACTTTAACGCTGAAATAGCAAACTCAAACGGATACTTTGACTTTGGAATCTATATTGATGGGGCTATCGGATATGCTGTTCAGGACACATTCACTTTTCCGAAAGGATCAGGAGTATCACATAGATTCAGCCTAAACTTTGTGATTTATTGCTTGCAGACATTCCTAACTAATGGAGGTGAATTGAGAATCAATCCATCACATACCATGCTTGTATGGGATAAGCGGATAATTCTTTCACGCATTTATTCAAATGTGTAATGAGTGTAAAGGTAAAAGGCTTGGATCAGGCTTTGAAGGCTTTAGAAGGCCAAGGAGATAAGGCTGTTCAAGCTGTTAAAGATGTTTTGGCAGATGTGGCAACAGGAATAGAATTAAAAGCCATTCAGAATGCACCGAGCCAATTTGCAGGTCTTGACCTAAACATAAAGCAAAGGATTGACAAAGTAGTAGAAGAAAATGGATTAGTGTGGAAAGTGGGCATTCAAGCTGCCGATCCTGAATTTGAAATAGAGGCTTGGTTAGAATTTGGAACAGGATTGAGTGCTAAAGAAATTCTAAACAGGCCAAACTATACGGCCGAAATTAGAGATTTAGCTTATCAATTCTACCGTAACGGACAAGGTACAATAGTTGGTAGACCGTATTTGTTTCCTGCATTCTTCTCAGAAACTGCTAATATTGTACAAGAAATCGAATCAGAAATAGAGAAAGCAACCAAATGAAAGAAGTATCCTCAGAACTACGCAAGGCAGTAATTGAAGCAATAACCCCGCTAACCGTTGCAGGGGTGACAATACCCGTGAGAGATACTTTCTTTCCTCCTACGGCTAATCCTGCGACCTATCAAAATGGTCAATGCTATGTTTTGATCACCGATCAGGACGAAGCAGAGACAACCAATAACGATTGCTCCACAAGGCAGAATGTTAGAATCACGATTGACATTGTGACCAAATTCCCAACAGGTAACGGAGGTAAAAAAGCATCTGAGGACATTAGCAATGCAGTCCAACAAGCTGTTATCCTTGGATCAATCACTTTACCTATTGATTGGCAAATATTGAACATCAGAAAAGACTTTAGCCGGACAATCATTGAACAGGGATCGACTCAGGTTGCTTACAGAAAGTTGATTAGTTATACTTTCGATATCTTTGAAGTTTGATATTATTTTTTTTCTCTATATTTGGATAAACGAATAAGCACATGGCTACTTATAATCTCGGTACTTACTTTACCTTCAAGTGGAATAACATTCCAGTTGTTTGTAAATCTTCTACTTCCGTTTCCATCTCCAATGAATCTGTTATCGTTCGTAACGATTGCACAGGTGACTACGGGGTAAGACTAGCAGGAGGTGACAAATCAGGGTCTTTCTCTTTTTCAGGAGATGTGGACTTTGCATCTGCTGGCGTATCTGACCTTTCTGCCTTCGATCTATTCGACATGATCGGTGAGGTGTATGAAACCATCTGGGGAGGTTCTGTATCAGGTGACAAGATCATCACCGTAGATGCTCAGTTGAACTCCTTGGAAATCACAGCAGAAAGAACCACGGCAGTATCCTTTACAGGTACTTTCGATTTCGCTGGAACTCCAGTAGTTTCAGTTATTCCAACCTAAATACTAATCCATGGCTAAATACCATTCAGCACCTTTTAAGGAAGGTGAAATATTCTTTTACCCTAATTTGGGTGCATTGGCAAATTTTGAAGATGCTACCGGAAAGGGAGTTGCAGAGGCTTTCGGCAATGGAGGAATACCAAAGCTAGATTTGATCTATGCGATGCTATTGGAGTGCCATAAAGTAGCGTGTGCAAGAAAGACATTGAATTCGGTAACTATCGAAGAGATTAAAAACTGGATTGATGGCAAAGAAGTGATGAAGCTATTTAATGCCGTTCTTGCTGACTTGCTTGAAGAGTTAGGGATTAATGAGGCAGTAGAAAAAAAAACGTAGAAGAGGATTCTGAGGTTTATTCGGCTAGAGAAAATTTAATGCTGATTGTAGGGAGAACAAAGATTCCATACAATCAGCTTTTTTATTTAAATAGATCAGAGTTAAAGGCATTGATCAAAGGTCATGAATTGGATCAAAAGGATTTGATTGAATCGCTTAGGATGCATGCCATGATAGGCTTGCAACCACATTTGAAGAAAGGAACGCATCTTGATCCTAAAAGCGTGTGGAAATTTCCTTGGGAGTCAAAAGAAAAGGAATACATTTCAACAGATGAAGAAAAAGAAAGGGCTAGGAAAATGCTAGAAATAGCAAGTAAACTCAAAAAGGTTTAAATATATTTCCACCTTTTACCGCTTCTTATTTCTGAAATTTTTGATTGATTTATTTTGTAAATGCTTGCTAGCTCAGTATTTGAAATACCATCGTGTCCATACTTTATTTTTAAGGCTTGTTCTTTTGTTATTTTTGAGTTTTTATTTTTTTCGCCAAAAATATTGTCCATTAAACCATTTTTTATTGCGTGCTGAATGTTTTCAGACCTATTACACCATTCTAGATTTTCGACCGTATTATTTTTTTTATTGCCGTCTATGTGGTTAATAAATTCTTTTTCCTGCATATTTTCTAAAAATGAAAAAGCAACTAATCTATGGATAAAAAAATCTTTAGCAATATCATTCTTTCTCAATGCGACCCTTAAATATCCTGTTCTGTTAATTCTAGGTCTTAATATTCTTTCATTTTTCAACAATAAACTTTTAACCCTACCTAGATTACTTACCTCATACAATCCTTCGTATCCAATCACATCTTTCCAAATTTCCATGACTATAAAATAAAAAAGCCCTCAGCGTGCAGGCCTCGGGCAATGTCTTATGAACTTCTGCACAAATTCATTTATTAAAGGTAGTAAAAAATGGCTAAATTGTAATCAAATTAAAGAAAAAATCTATGGCCAATCCCCAAATACAAGTAGAAATAGGTGCTGTAATCGATGGCTTAAGAAAAGGTTTTGGTGAAGGGGTTAAGATTATAAAGACCCTAGAAGATGAAGCCGAAAAACTTGAAAAAAAGCTAACAGATGCAACCGACATTGAAGAGATTCAAAGGCTAAACGTTGACCTTGCTAAGACTAGAAATGCCCTTTCTCAGCTAAGAACTACTGGAGTAGAGCCATTGACTAAGGCTACATCCCAATACAACTCAGTAGGAACTGACTTTGCTCGTATTATCCAAGACGCTCCATTTGGTATCATTGGTGTGGGTAACAACATTACTCAGCTTGCCGGATCGTTTCAGCAATTGCAAACACAAACAGGATCGACTGGGGCAGCTTTAAAAACTGCATTTGCTTCTATATTTAGTTCTGGAAATGCTTTGATATTGGGTATTTCTGCCTTGACTACTGCATTTACAATTTTACAGCAGAAAGGTTTTTTTGACACAAAAGAAGCTGCAAAGTCTTTAAAAGATCAATTAGACGAGTATAAAGAAAGTTTAGATTCTATTTCAAGAGCAAGCATTGAGGGAAGTATAAATGCTCAAAAAGAAATTCAAAATCTAAAACTATTAAGATCACAAGCAGAAAACACAAATTTATCATTAGAAAAAAGACTACAAGCTGTTACAGAATTACAAAAGCAAGCACCTGAATATTTAGGAAACTTGACCAAAGAACAATTATTGACAGGTCAGGTTGGAGATGCTTACAATAAGCTAAATGAATCTTTGTTAGCTACTGCAAGGGCAAGGGCTGCAAGCGGTCAGATTATTAAAAACTTTGAGCAAATATTACTACTTGAAAAACAGCAAATTGATAATGCTCAAGAAATTGCAAATCAAAGAGATTTGATTGCAAGGCTTGAGGCATCTTCTGCAAATACTGCTGTTAATGCTTTGCGTGTTCAAGGTCAGTTTACGGCTCAAAACAATGAACTTGTAGATGCTCAAAATAAGCTAAATGAATTAATCAATACTCAAGTAGAAAGGGTAACTCAATTAAATTCTTTATCTACTGAAAATAAAAGGTTACAAGAAAATATTAATACTGAGTTTTCTAAAGGTGCTACTTTTACATCAGGTCAATTAAAAGATTTGCAAGGTGTAAAAAGAACACTTGAAGATATATCTCAACTAGAAGCATCTTTGGAAATTGCAAGGCTTGAAAGAAGAGGGCAATTCTTTGAAGGAGTTGAAGCACCATTATCACTATCATCTGGATTTGCAGAAACTCAAGGAATTATTGAACCAAAGGTAAAAGCTGTAACAAGTGCATTAGAAGAACAAAAAGTAACACTTGATGAACTTTCTGCATCCTTTGCTGGGCTAGGAAGTTTATTAGGTCAAGTCTTTGGTAATAATCCTGCATTAGGCAGTTTCTTGTCTCAATTTGTAGGATTTGCTGCTAAATTGATTGCCACAAACTTTACTATTGCGAGTTCAAATGCTGCGGTTGGTGCATCTTCGGCAGCAGTTGCAACTGGCCCTGCTGCTCCATTTACTTTACCTGCTTTCTTAGCTTCATCTTTAGGATTGATTGCTGGTGCTTTTGCAGCCTTTGGAGGTAGAAAATCAGCACCTTCCATCGGCACATCAGGCGTTGGTGGCGGTTCAGGATCAGCCTTTGCAGGTGGTGCTGTTGGTGGGCTATTCAATCAGAACCGAGAGATTAGAGGTGAATTGGTAGCAAGAGGAACGGATTTGGTTTATGTCTTTAACGAGGCTAATACAAGGATAAACAAGGGATAGTTAATGATTCCAAGATTTACCAACATTTATTGAATAAATACAAGTAATAGATACGTTATAAATA